CTTTTGTCCTGCTAATCCTCGTTGTCCTCGTTGTCCTCGTTCACCCTGTTCACCATGTTCACCTTGAAGACCTTGTTCACCAATAAGTCCTTGTTCCCCTTGTTCACCAATAAGTCCTTGTTCCCCTTGTTCACCAATAAGTCCTTGTTCCCCTTGTTCACCAATAAGTCCTTGTTCACCCTGTTCACCAATAAGTCCTCGTTGTCCTCGTTCGCCTTGAAGACCTTGTTCACCTTGTTCACCTTGAAGTCCTTGTTCCCCTTGAAGACCTTGTTCACCTTGTTCACCAATAAGTCCTTGTTCACCTTGAAGTCCTTGTTCCCCTTGAAGACCTTGTTCCCCTTGTTCACCAATAAGTCCTCGTTCACCCTTTTGTCCTGGTATTCCCGATAATCCTTGCTCACCCTTTTCTCCAGGAGGTCCTGGAAATCCGCTGCGTCCACGAACTCCGTCTTTTCCATCTTTTCCATCAACAATTTCAGGAATTATATTATTATCCGATAACACATCAGAAGCATCAATATCAGAGTCTTCTTTTTTTGTTATACTGAATTTTTTAAATCCTTTTATTGACATAGGGTATCACTCATATCACACAAATAAAATTTTAGTGGTATCCTTCTTTTTTAGTGTAATAGAAAGAACACCATAAGAATTGCCATTAGATTGTTTTATTTCAACAATCTGAGAAGATTTTTTTGAAATTCCATGTTCCGTTATTGTAAGTTTCATCTAGTTACCTCTTTTGGACAGTCAAATCTCCCTTCAATGAGACGAGTAACTGTTCCGCTTGAAGTAATTTCAAGGTCATATAAATGCCTTCCGCCAGGAATGTAAGAAGTTCCTGTTGCACCTGCAACAATTAAAATACCACCCGTTTGACCTCCAGTATTTCCAACATTTCTGTTTAAATAAATACCGCCTGTTAATCCAACTGCTGATGATAGTCCTGTATTACCAGAAGTAATTCCTCCAAAACCAGCAGTTGTTCCTGTTATGTGTAACAATTTGTTAGAATCATAAGAAGTTCTTCTAACTTGCATTTCAGCAGTATATGTTGACAAATCTATAGCCGAATCGCCTGAATCCGTATATAAAAGATGAAGGTTTAAGGTTTCCCCTTGATTTGCATTAATGTCATGTCTTGCGGTCATAGATTATCTCCAATATTTACATAATATATATGCATTCAAATCACTCATCGTTTAACTTTTTGTCTCTTCTTGCCCTTCTTGGCTTGGTTGCATTTTGTTCCCTTTTTTGGTTTATTTCTCTTATTAATCTTATCTTGTTTCTTCTGTTCTTTCTTTTCGTTCTCTTCTTCTGCTTTTATATGGGCTTCGTGTGCATGAATTGAATCAACTAGTGATTGATATTGTTTTAAATTTTCCAAACATCTTGGTTTATGTTCTTCTGGTAACAAATTTTCGTTTATTAATCTTTGACATGCATGAAGTCCCATGTGGGGCTTTCCTGCATAATATGCTGTTGCCCCTATTTCATCGAGAATTTGATATTTATACACATCATCGCTGATAAAAAGAATATCTTGTTCTGGATATGGAATTTCTAACGCCATTCTTGCGTACATATATGCAAGCCGTGGTCTATTATGTACTTGTCTATACAATCTTGCAATCTGATATAGTGGTTCTGCACGAATGGGTCGAAATTCCCAACAATTTAAAAATGCTTGTTGTATTTCTTCCCAAGGTTTATCAAGAAGTGATGTTAGTATAGCAACTCTAAAGAGAGAATAATATACTTCTTCTTCCCATCCCCCCATTGTAGCACGCTTCTCATATGCTTCCATTGATTTTTCAAATTGCTGTGAATCAAAATAAGATTGTGCAAGATAAAATTGATATCGAACATTTTCTGGTTCATCTTTTAATGCCTCTACAAGTTCATTTGCATCATTAGTGTACTTATCTACTGTGGCAATGCCCACATTTCTTGCACCTAAAGTCCTTGCACTAATATGATACTTTCCCATAAGTCGTTCTAATGATGCTTCTGGATTTCCTTCACATTCTGCATATTCGTGAAGCACACCAACATATCTCCAACCAATTCCTACTTTGAAAATTTGGTTTCTCCACCAAGTAAAATCTTCTCTCCCTATACGAAGACTATAAGAATCTTTATCCATTACTTCTGGAAACTGAAAATCTCCAGCAATAAAGTCGTCAGCATCAATTACCCATGCATAGTCTGCTTTACCATCACAGTTTCTTAACGACTCTGTTCTGCTTCCCATGTTTCCTGCATGGTCACCAAAACCTTTCCAATCAGAAAGATAAACTTCACCTTCTATACCATGTTCGTCCATAAACTTTTTAATAAGTTCTGGAGTTCCGTCCGTTGAACCTGTATCAGTAATATCATACCTGTCAATGAATGGAATCATTGAATTTAAACACTCTTCTATGATGTGCGTCTCATTCTTCACAATCATACACAGTGTAATAGTTTTATCTTTTGGTGTTTTCTTTATCATATATTCACTTCTTTATTAATTATTTTACAAACTCTATAAATATCATCTTTATTCATATTTTGGTGGTTGGGAACATATAGTCCCTTATTATGAATTTTATCTGCAACAGTCATATTATGTATACCATATTTACGAACCCAAAATGGTTGTCTTCCAATAGAACCACATATTAATGGTCTACATTCTATATTATTTTCTCTTAATTTTTTTATAAGTTCATTTCTATTATCAGTCATAATAGGGTATGCAAAATTTGAAATTAAATCTCCTACTGGATTTGGCTTCCATGAATTGTTTATAAGTGATTGATATAAATTGAAATTAGATTTTCGTTTTGAAATTGTGTGTGGTAGGTTTTTTAATTGGTTTCTTCCTATAAATGCCTGAAGATCTGTAGACCTTAAATTAAATCCTTCATAATAAAAAGTATAAAGTGCATTAAAATCATCGACTTGATTTTCTGTTCTTAATTTAGTTTGAGTTTTTTCATCTAAATCTCTATCCCATCCATGAGACCTTATAGATTTTACTAATTGATAAAAATCATAATCATCTGTACATATCATTCCGCCTTCAATTGTGGACATGTGATGACCAAAATAAAAAGAGAAAGAAGATGCAAGACCAAAACATCCTGTTTTTTTACCCGAATAAACTGAACCCACACTCTCACAACTATCTTCTATAAGAATACAATCATATTCTTTACACAATTTCAATATTTTATCCATATCACAAGGGAATCCTAAAACATGAACTATAATACACGCTGATGGTTTATGTTCTTTTAATTTTCTTTCTAAATCTTTTGGGCATATTCCTAGATTATTTTCGTCTGCATCAACAAGAATAGGCTCAAGTCCACATTGTATAACTGGTGCAACTGTAGTAGACCAAGAAACGGCAGGAACTATTACTTTATTATTCTTTAATCTACCAGATTGAACTAATGCGGAAATTATACCCAAGTTTGCAGAAGAACCAGAATTAACAAAAACAGAATATTTTGACCCATTAAAGGCACTCCATTCATTTTCAAATTCTTCAGTTTGTTCACCTTTTGTGAGTCTTGGATTTGTTTTTAACCATTCAATTAAATGTCCAACATCATCCTTTGTGATGGTATCTTCTACTAAATTGATTTTCTTTTCGTTCATGTTGTTAAGTTCCTGATGTCGTTTATAGTATCACTCAACATTATATCATAAGAATATGAAGAATCAACTGTTTTATTCTTTGAATTTTTCTTTATGGACATTTGGTTTAAATTTTGGGTTACTACATCATCTATAGAGTATCCAAATGCACTAATAACATCAGTAAAATACTTTTCTACACTTGTTAAAAATCCTGGTGCAATAATTTGGGATTTATTAGATTTTGCTGATTTGTCTGCAATGTAAGATGTATGTGCTAATTCCCTACTAAATGAAAGATTTCCTGTTGATATTGGTATGCCTTTACATGCATCTATCAATTTTGAAAATAAATATCCAGATTTTCTGTGGGTAGAATTAAAATTACACGGATAGTGTATCTTTACTTTTTCTACATTTTTTAATTCTCTACTTATCATGTCTTTAGATACCAAATATTTGTTGCTTTCGTCATATGAATATGGGTCATCAATATCATATTCTTCTGTGCCCTCCCACAACATAGCAGTAGAATAAAATACTATATCATCTGATTTTGGTAAAATATTATCTATAACTTCAAGGGTATAGTTATAATTAATGTCTACAAAATCTGCATCATCTTTGAATGTTCTTTGTTCCGCAAAACAAACGAATATTCTTTTATAGTCTTTGATAGAAGAATAATCCAAATTTCTAGAAGAAATTCTATCACTTTCTTTTGGTAAAAAGTATGATAGTTGTGATGAATCTCCTATTATGAGATAATCATTCGTGTCCTTCATATGACTTTACACTATCTTCAACCAATGATTTATTTTTAACAATTGCGTAATCAACCATTGCATTAATTGCTTGAACATATGCAGGTCTTTTTTGTTTGAAACAAATGTCGATTTTCTTTTTAAGTGCAGCGATTTCAGAATCATTTTCTGCAACGCCTACTGCATCTTCTAGCATCCACATTCTGATGTGTAGAATTACTAACTTTTCTACTACTTCACCAAAATTATCTGTCGTGATAATGTTATCTGGAAGTTCTGGCCTTTCTTCTTGAGAACAAATATCGTTCACAGTTTCCGTTATAACATTTTCAATAGCATCTGATATTTTCATAATTATCTCCTTTTTAGTTTTCACAAAATCCTATTATTTTATTTTTGATGCGGTCTTCTAATCCTTCTTGATTGCCTGCATCAGTCCACTCATATTGGTGTTTTCCTTCAGTAAACCAAATACCTTCATATTTATTATTAGTAATAGAATAAATTATTTTATTTTCATCCATAAAATTATCATATACACCCGCAAATGCCTGTGGCCCCGATGCTCTACCAATAATAACATCACATTTTGTGCTTAAATATGAATTTTCGTTTAAGTCACACACATTAATGCCTATAATTTCTTGCGTAGAAAATAAATTTTGTAGATGGGGTGCTCGGAAAAATAGATGGTGATCTCTAGAGGTTGGAGAGGTATAATAAAAGGCACAGTCCTTAAATTTTTCAATAACATTAATCATGATGGGGTCAAAACTAAAATTTACACACTGTCCAGAATGAACATCACCATTAGAAATAAATATTCTTTTTCTAAATTTATCTTTTGTTTCTTCTATGTGTTTGTCTATCCCTTCAACATTATAATAAGAATAATCAATTCTTGGAATACACTCGTTGGTATTTGGTAACTTTAATTTTATTCCAAAATGGTTTGATATGTCTTCATATATATCTCGATATAATGATTCGTTGGCTGTTATAGTACAACCGCCCGTACCAACTTCTATATATCTTTCTTCAGTAACAGAATAATTTTTCCAACACCCCACCCATGTATTAATGTAAATGTCTTCTCCATCCACAAAGAATCTTATTCTGTGTATATCTCCTGATTTCATTGCGTTATATGGTACATGTTGTAATTTTTCTATGTCCAATATACATTCTTTTGGATTAGTGTGATAATAAAAGAAATTAGTGTCTGGATATATTTTACTAATATCCTTTATCATATTGCTGACGAATGTTCTAGAATAGTGTATGTCACCATTATGAAATGCATTAAAAAAATTAATATTCATGTGTTAATTCTCTTTTCTATTTCTTCTTTTACTCTTTTTGCAAGAGAACCAGAGTATTGTTTCGCCCTTTTATAGTTTTCTTCTATGAATGGTAACATTTCTTCATATGAATTCTGATTCAATTTATTACAAGATTTAATAATATCTTTACCAGGATGATTTTGAAGTGAAAACACTTCTGCATTTGTTATAGCGGGATTCCCTCGCACGATATCCAGTTTTTGGTTGATAAACTCCTTCTTGTTCATATGAGGTATTTTATTGTCTATAATAATCATTCCTCTTGTATCAAAGAAATCACCAATATTTGGACATCCACAATAAATTGGAACTGTCTTTGTAATTAGTGCATCTATTAATTTTTCGGTAAAATAGTTTTCAATAGAAAGACTTTCAATTACAATATGAAATTGAGAATTAAACAATAATTTTTTATCTCCTTCAGGTAATATATTTTTCTGAGCATCTTCTAATCCAATATCCGAATATGAACCATCAAATAATCCATATAAATAACTGTTATAAAATAATTTAGGAATATTAATTAATTCTTGATTCATCCATAATTTTTGTCTTACATCATAACCAGATATATTCTCGGTACAGTGTCTGGTCATGAGAAAACTTACTTCAAATCTTTTATTGTCGTGTAAATGGCTGTCGGTAGATTCATCATATACGCAAAGACTTTGCAGGTCTGGTGTTAATTTCTTTCCTATCCATGTTGTTCCATAAGGAAATAAAACGGCATTATTACAATTATTTAATGTTTCTTTATCTGTTGTTAGTATTAAATCATACTTTTCATGATTTGCAATTACAAGTTCTATTGTTTCTCTAATTCCTCTTTCTGATTCTGGTTCAGTAGAATTAATAAAAACTTTATATGAAGGTTGGGTGCCTCCCTCACCGTGAGGGTCAGTTCCAAAAGGAATGGGTATTTGGGGGTAATCAGGCCAAGTGGGAATATGCTCTACATAGGTATTAATTGGTCGTGGATTATTGCTAAATCTATTGGCGTGAATCTCAACGAGCGAATCAAAATTTAATATCCCTGGTTCAAAAAGATAACCAGCATTGTGTACAATTGCAGGTATTTTGTTCATGATTTTATGCTCTCTATCGGACTTTGAAGGGATCTGTTTAAAATGTATGATTGTGTTTTATCCCATATTATGTCATCTGCCATGTCTAGGCCGCTTGACAAGATGTCAAGGTTTCGTTTAACGGATTCTATTTTACTTTCATATAGTTCTTTTGTCAAAAGATTAATATCAAAATTATCATTTAATATTATTATCCCCTCATCATCAAAATACTCCCCAATATTTGGAGCACCCCAATAAACAGGAATAGTGCCATTTGCAAAACAATCTGTTATTTTTTCTGTATAATAATTATTATACGAATCATTTTCAATGGTAATAGAGAACATATAATCTTTCAATGCTTCTGATTTTGAAGCATGAGTACCATCTCCTATTTTGGGAGAACCTCCAACACCACCAAAAACATCAATATTATCTTTTAATTCTTCTGCCAGTTTATGTCTCAGTTTGTGTCCTTCTGTCATCAACTTCGGTGATGCTAAAAGAGAACATACTTTTGTTTTTTCATGAACACCAAAATTTTCATATGGTGTCCAAGGAAGGTTACTTCCAGATAGTGCTTTTATAAACCTATCATCCAATGAAAGTAAATCCTCATCGCATGTAAAAATTGCATCAAAGTTATTGAAAAATTCTAAGTGTTGTGTTTTTAATTTATGATATAATTCTGGTAAAATTGACCTAGATTCACACAACCAACCAAACCTGTGCGTTCCTGGTTTTCGCGGATGGATGTGTGACATCAACATTCCGTTGTCTATAAATACCTGAACATCTTGATTGGAGGACACCCAATGAAATCTTGATGGTTTCATTTTAGCACAAGAAGACCTGTCTTCCAAACTAAATGGAGGATAAAAAACTTGAATTTTATTAGTTTTGGTGTATGCTTCCTTTTGCTCATCCTTTAATTTTTCTTCCCACCCACTTAATCCAAAAATAACATCTGCATCAGGATATCTATAATAAAGTTCGGCAACTGTATGAGGAAAACCACTGAGCGTTATATTATGTTTGTTCTCTTTTAATGCAAGAATTAAAAGATGATGGTCGCCTCCTATGTAATCTCCCCTTTTTGTGTCTTCTATATGTTCCTCGCATCTTTGTTTCCAGTCTTCTAAAAACTTTTTAGTTGCTGGAGTATTATCAAAATATAACAATCCGCAATATGGTGTATTAGTAACATGTTCTCTAATAACAAATCCACAATCTGTTGTGCAATCATCCATTAGAGCAGGTGGTCGTTGCATTATGCTATCAACATCGATCCAGATTAGTGGTTCATCAAGTTCGTTTAACATATCTAAAATAAATCCTGGTTTTTTTAAACAGTTCAACATATAATGATTTTCGCGTTCTGGTAATTCTCTTATATCATATCTTAATCCAAACTCATCAAATTTTTTCTTTAGGTTTTTAGCGCACTCAGTATAATATAATTCAATTCCTTGCGGAGAAATGAGGCGTGGATCATTAGTGAATCTGTTTATTACAGGATGATCACCCTTCGATATCCCTTCTAGGTTTGGTTCACTATAAAAACTAATAAATTTTGTTTTCATTTTATATCTCCTGGAGATTGCCATGCAATTAAATCTTCTGTCATTCCTAACTTTCTTAAAGATTCTTTTTTGGTTTCAGAATCTGCAAGTCCCATTGTTACACAAGTATTTTCATTTGTATTTCCAGGCCAGACACAATATTCTGGTCCAACAACTTTAATATTCATCTCATTAAAAAACATAGGTATTAAATTAAATAGCGGTTCGTGGTCAAATACCCCTAAATTATTTTCAATAATATCTTTAGTTGTTTTTATCCATGATTTTATAAATGCTTTAGACATAGGTGTATTGCCAAAATATAATGGGGACGCTTTCATTCCTGATAAGTCACCATTGGCAGTTGCAATCACCATATCTACCGATTCATCAAACTCATCAAAAATATCCAACGATTTATGAATCTTACTGTCTACATCCATCCACAGAACTGGTCTGTTTAAACCCTCTAACATATTCAAAATATATTCTGGTTTGCTTAAACAATTTAATTGATAACTTCCCAATGAATCTTTTTGCCTAATATCGTAAGGGATATTTAAAGATTCACACTCTTTCATAAGTCGTGAAGCATTATCACTATAGTAGGTTTTATTTTCTATGTCGCTGAAGAAACTTATCAAAAGTGTTTTCATAATATAATCTCATTTTAAGCATTTCCTATGTGGTATTTGGGAATTAACTCCCACTCTTCTTTATCTTTGTATGATATAATTTTTATATGTCCTATTTGTGCTGTTGGTTCATCATCTTCTATGGGTTCTATTATTTTTAATAACTCCCACTCTTCTAAAAGGACAGCAATAACATTTCTTCTACCAATATCATCCTCTGAAATATTAGATTCTAGTCCATCCATTTCAAATAATTCTTTGAAATGCATAATAGCATATCTGCCTCTTTTATGAAGAATATGACAAGATTGATATAATTTCTTTTCTTTTCGGGAAGAAATACCCATTCTGGTCAATGTTTCTTTTATTTTTAAGAAATCTTCTTCATTAGATAAGGAAATTTCTACACCCAATCCTCTGAATATGTCTTGTTCTTCCATAATTATTAATCCTGTTTATCACTTATAGTTCATATATGTATGTAATTATGGATTTATACCACCACCAGAAAGGTATGTCTTCATTTCTTCTATATCTTTACCGCTTAATAGGTCCATGATTTCGGTTGCTTTTTGGTTGGAGTATCCGTAATAGTTTTTTACTATTTCTAAATTATCGGTGATTTCCTTTTTCTGCCACCTACTAAATCGTTTTCGTTTTCTGAGAGCATTTTGAAGATAATCAAACTGCATCTTTTTATCTGTGTTTGGGAATTCGTTTATTTGGTTTACATGAAGAATGGTGTCAATAAAATATGAAAGACACCTATTAATAACAAATGGAGCATATTTCTTCTCCACTTGGTCATCCCCTGTGTTCATTAAAGGTTCTTTAGTATGATTTATTGCATTGAGATATTCACTCAGTTTCATCTTCAAAAACCACTGCTAGTACATGTTCTCGTTTAATAATATCAAAATCGGCATGTATTCCTATTCTAGAAGTTGCATCATAAAGAATTGTACTTCCTACTGTATAGTCAACAGTTCTGGCGTCAGGTAAATTTCCATCAGAATCTGGAAGTCCTTTTCCCATAGATACAATCTTTGCTTCAGCACTTGTACTATCTAACATTTGACTCTTTTTAATAATAAGTCCACTTTCTGTGACTTCTTCTTTGTCGTAATCTACCTTTTCTAAAATTAGGTGATCACCCTGTGCTAATAATTTTGTCATTTATATTCACATCCCATCATAAGTTCTACTATACACGCTACTAAGTTAATTTCTTGGTCTGCAACAAATGCAGACTTATATTGATACTCCGCTAAAATCAAAACTGCCTGTGGAATAGAAGATGGTAGAATGTATTCATATAATCCATCATATATTTTTCTAAACAGTTCTGACGGAGAATTATCTAGGTTCTCCACCGCCCATTTTCTTGCATTGGTGAAATCTTTTGTCTTCATATGACTCACCAAATCCTTAATATGTATCTCACCGATTTGAGTGAGAATACCCACATCAATTGCTCCCGATACCGAATATCTTTGTAATTCGTTAATAACTCTACGGAAGTCTGGAAAGTGTTTCATAATCAATTCCACAAGAACTTTTTCTTCATAAGAAACATCTTCTTCATCTAAAATATATTTTACACGCTCCATAAATTGAGATGCCAAATTTGGTTTCTCTTTCTTTGGAACGGTAAAATTAATTGTTGTGCATCTTGAATGTAAAGGTTCTATAATTCTATTCTTAAAATTACAGGTAAGAATAAACCTACAATTTTCACTGAATTCTTCAATAAATCCACGAAGTGCAGGTTGTGTAGATTGTGCATTACTATAATCGAATTCATCAAGTATTACAATCTTTTTTCTTCCTGTAATAGAAACCGTACTTGCAAAATTACGAATCTTTGTTCTGAGTGTGTCTATATTTCCATCTTCCGAACAGTTTACCATAATATAATCTGTTTCAAGTTCGTTGCATAGTGCTTTTGCAATAGTAGTTTTACCGCAACCTGCACCACCAGAGAGTAAAAGATTCTGTGATTCTCCAGAATCCACCATTTGTTGAAAGGTGGTCTTGATGGATTCTGGAAGAATACATTCTTGTATTGTTTGTGGTCTATATCTTTCTACCCACAAATATTCTTTAATTTCTGTCATTGTAATACTCATCTCACTGCATCGTATGGTGTATGGACATCTTTGAACGCTTTATAATAATTTTCATCACTTTCAATCATGTCATCCATCAAAGTTTCAAAATTATAATCAGGCACCCATCCCAACTTTTCGCGAAGTTTAGATGAATCTCCCTTTAAGTCGTGCAATTCCTCTGGTCTTAAATACTTTTCGTCTAGTACAACATAATCTTTATAATTTAGTTGAAATTTACTAAACACATATTCACAACAGTCACGAACACTATGAGATATGCCTGTTGCACAAACATAATCGTCTGGTTCATCCTGTTGTAGCATCATCCACATTGCTTTCACATAATCTTTTGCATGACCCCAATCTCTTCTTGCTTCAAGATTACCCATACGAAGTTCTGTTGCTTCACCTGCGGCTATGGCAATTGCACCTTTTACAATTTTACTTGTAACAAAGTTAGAACCTCTCCTTGGAGATTCATGATTGAACAATATACCATTACTAATGTGCATATCATAAGAATGTCTATAATTTCTTCCTATATTGTATGCATATACTTTTGCACAGCCGTAGGGGCTCACTGGAAGCATTGATGTAGTTTCTCTTTGGAAACCATCATCATCTATAGAATTTCCAAACATTTCTGATGAAGATGCTTGGTATATTTTTACATCTGGACAAACTATACGACATGCTTCATACATGTTTAACACACCAATAGCATTTGCGTGTGTGGTATAAACAGGAACATCAAAACTAATTCTTACATGAGATTGTGCCGCAAGATTATAAATTTCATCGGGTTGAACCTTTTGTAAAATGTGAATTAGTGATGATAAATCTTCTAAATCTCCATAATATAGTTGTAATTTTTCATAACAACCTTCAAGTCTTGTTGTTTGATTTTCTGCAACTGAATTTCTTTTAAGAACACCGTAGACTTCATATCCTTTCTCTAAAAGAAATTCTGCAAGATATGAACCGTCCTGTCCGCTAATTCCTGTAATTAATGCTTTTTTCATAATATATGAACTCCATATTCTGACAAGAACCAATTAATGGTTCTGCTTAATCCTTCTTGAATTGGTATAAATTCAAATTCTGGTAAATTATTTTTCTTAAACTCGTTCTTTAATATACTGTTGTCTGATGGTTTTTTCAACTGTCCGTCTGGATACTTGTGATTATAAACTATGTTACCTTTAAACCCCATTTTGAAAGTAATGATCTGTGCTAATACTGCCATACTTATTTCTAAATCTGGTGAAATTACAAATGGTGTTGGTTCATCATAATTATGCAACACCCAGTTTACAATTTCAGCAACATCATCAACATAAACAAATTCACGATA